CGGACCTGGTGCTGTCCTCGGTGCAAGTGTGGCTCGACGGGACCCTGGCCTGGTCGGCCGAGGCGCCGGCGGGCGAGCACAGCGGGCGCAGCCGCGACGTGGCAGGCGCCCAGGGCTACTGGCTCTACGCGCACGAGTACTGGGACCCCGGGGCCCATACGGTGCGCGTCGTGGCGCAGGACGCGCAGAGCAACGCGCTCGATGAGACGTACTCGTTTTCGACCGACGCGGCCGGGGTTGCCCTGTGTGGGCGCGTGCAGTGGGGCGTCATCCAGTGGGGGCAGACGCAATGGGGCGAGGTCATCGACTGCGGCCCGCCCGCCTTCCGCAATCAAGACCCGGCGCCAAACAGCCTGCGCAACGCGGCGGATACGACCATCTACGCCGAGGTCTACGACGCGGAGAACGAGCTGGACGCCAGCTCGGTGCCTGGAGCCGGGCTGGCTCACGGTACGCGGCACCGCATCCGATGCGTCCGCCAACGCCATGGATGCAAGCTACAGTTTTGAAATTGTCCCCGTGCTCATCACGGACGAGATGGTTGCCGCCCAGGCCGGGCAGACCGCCGGCCTCGACCTCTACCTCGACGCATCGCACGACCTCGAGGTGCAGAGCTACGACCTGCGCCTGGTCGCCGGCGCAAATGAGGTTGCGCAGCACCTGCTCGTGGGGCTGCGGCTGTTCGCTGGCGAGTGGTATCTGGACGAGGAGGCAGGGATGCCCTACTACCGCGACGTCTTTGTCAACGCGCCCAAGACGCGCGTGGTCGAGACCGTGTTCCGCCAGGCGATACTCGGCGACCCGGACGTCGAGCGCATCCGGGATTTTTCGCTCGAGCTGGACCTCGCGACTCGGAAGCTCGATGTCTCCTTTATCGCGGTGTCGTCCACGGGCGTCGTGGAGGTCGAGGCGGTGCTGCCATGACCGCGCCATACCTGCAGGACCAGTCCCCGGCGCCAGGCAGCACAAGCAATCCATACGACGCGTCCGTCTCGGTCGGTGTCGTCGACGACCAGGGCGACCTCGACGCGGCGACGGTGCGCCTGTACGTGGGCGGCACGCTGGCGTGGACCGGCGGCAGGGTGATGCCCGGCTTTGTCGTCAGCGCCGAGGCCGTCTCCTCGCCCGCCGGCATGGCGTATGAGGTCGCTGCCCCCGGCGGCGCATGGGAGCCCGGCACGCAAACGGTGCGCGTGACAGCCAGCGACGCGCAGGCGCTGACCCTCGACGAGTCGTGGTCGTTTGCCACCGCGGCGCAGGTGGTGACCGACGAGGACGCGGAGCAGGAGGCCGACGCCGCGGTCTATATCGACCTGCGCCTGGACACGTCGCACGATGTCGCGGTGGCAGCATATGACCTGGAGTTGGTCGCCGGCGCGGACGAGGTCGCCCAGCACTTGCTGGTCGGCTTGCGGCTATGCTGGGGCGAGTGGTTCCTAGACGACGAGGCGGGAATACCGTATTACAGGGACGTGCTCATCAACTCGCCGTCATCCAGGGTCATCGAGGGCCTGTTCCGCCAGGCGATACTTGGCGACCCGGACGTCGAGTCGCTGTCCTCGTTCGCGCTCGAGCTGGACCGCGCCACCCGCCACCTTGACGTTTCGTTTGTCGCCGTCAGCTCGGTCGGCGTCGTCGACGTATCGACCATCTTCCCAGCAGCAGGAGCGTGACCCATGACCTACGGAGTAACGGACGCCGGCTTCGTTCGCAAGACGCTGGCCGAAGTGCGGGCCGACATCGAGGATGCCTTGCGCTCCTCGTTTGGCGACAACATCAGGCTGGATACCAAGAGCGTATTCGGCAAGATTGTCGGAGCGGTCGCGCAGCCGATTGCTGACGTGTGGGAGCTGGCCGAGGCCGTCTACAACGCAATGTACCCATCGTCGGCCACCACGACCTCCGCGCTCGACGGCGCCTGCGAGCTGGTGGGAATCGAGCGCAACGCGGGCGTGCCGAGCGAGGCCGAAGCGGTCCTCGAGGGCGCGGTGGGCACGACCATCGTACTGGGCAGCAAGGTCGCGACCGAGACGGTGGGCGACCAGTTCGAGACGGCCGAGGCCGTGACCCTTGCGGCCTCGGCCGCCGTGCGATCGAATCACAGCCTCATCGGCTCGGTGACAGACAGCAAGGTCTACACGATCACAATCGACGGCACCGACTACACTCACACGGCCACGGTGCCCAGCGACGACGCCGACGCGGTGGGCGCGGCGCTGGTCGCCGCCATCAACGGCGGCTCGGACCCCGTGACTGCCACCGACCTGACGGGCGGCAACCTGCGCATTGACGGCGACGACGACCTGGTCGGCCTGCCAACGGCCTACTCGGTCACGGTCAACGCCAACGTGCGAGTCGACACGGTGGGCAACCTGGTGACCCTGGAGAGCGTAGAGGCCGATGCGGTGGTCGGCTATGCCGAGACCATCAACCAGATTGTCAACCCGGTCAGCGGATGGACCGCGGCCTGGAACCCGTTGGATGCGACGCTCGGTGACCCGGAGGAGACCGACGCCGAGCTGCGGCAGCGTCGCGCCCGCTCGCTGTCCATCCCCGGCGCCGGCACCCCCGAGGCCATCCTGGCCGGGCTGCTCGATATCGACGCGGTGACGGCGGCCTTCGTCCGTGAAAACTCGACGGCCACGACGGACGCGGCCGGGCTGCCGCCGCACAGCATCGAGTGCGTGGTGCAGGGCGGCGACGAGGAAGACATCGGCGAGGTGCTATGGGCCCGCAAGCCGGCCGGGATTGAGCTGCACGGCGACGAGTCGGTCGCGGTCGAGGACAGCCAGGGATACAGTCACACGCTCGGATACTCGCGGCCGTCCGACGTGCTGCAGTGGATGCGCTGCACCTATACCCTCCACGACGAGGAGACCTTCCCTGCCAACGGCGAGGATACGATGCAAGCGGCGCTGCTTGCCGAGGGCGCGGCCCTGAGCCTGGGCGACGACCTGCTGCCAGACCGATTCATCGGGCCGTGCTTTGACGCCGTCGCCGGCCTCGAGTCGGTGCTGATTGAGATTGCTGACGACGTCACGGGCTCGCCCGGGACCTATGGCACCACGCCCAAGGACGTCGCCTTCAACGAGATTGCCAAGCTCGACTCGTCGCGCATCACCTTCGTGGGGCCGTAGCCATGGGCGAGATGGGCAAGCAATTCGCGCATGCCACCGTCGCCCTGGGCCTGCTCCCGGGGCAGTTTGAAACCTCGACGCAACTGCGCGCGATAGTCGCCGCGTTCGTCGGCGAGACCGACGGCGTCCAGGCCCTCGAGGATGCCCTGTGGGACCTGTACTCGATCCGTTGGCCTTGGATTGCCACGGGCGCCCAGCTCGACGGCATCGGCGATATCGTCGGCGAGCCGCGCGGAAGCGCCGACGATGAGGTCTATCGCTCGCTCCTGTACCTGCGCATCGCAATCAACGTCAGCGAGGGCGAGCCGGAGCGGGTCATCGACGCCGCCCAGGCCGCGACGGGGGCGACCGAGGTCCATCTGCTCGAGGTCCCGCCGGCCACGGTCGCCGTCTACCTCCATGCCCCCGAGCGGCTGGACCTGACGGGGCGCATCGGGGAGGTCACGGCAGGCGGCGTGGCAATCGCTGTCACCGCCAGCGAGAGCGCGACGCCGTTCGTTTTTGGCCTCGACCGCGATGCATCCGGCACGGGCGCCGGCGCCGAGCTTGCCTATGGTGCCGGGTGGGGCGAGTCCGGCGCAGGCAACGAGGCAATCGGCGGGGCGTTTACGGAACTCTTTCATACGAGCTAGGAGCGACTGATGGCGCGACCGAGTGTAGATCCAGATTGGGCCGAGAGCGACGTGGTCGATCCGACCAGCGGCCAAAACAATAAGGTGGAGCCTCCCGCGGCCTGGAAGGACAACGGCTGGAGCTACCAAGAGAAGCCGCCGCGGAACTATGACAACTGGGTGAAGTGGAACCTGGGCCAGTGGATCAAGTACCTGGACGAGGTCGGCATCCGCACGGCGACCTACTCGGTCGCGGCCTCCGACGCCGCGGCGGAAACCAAGCTGCACGCGGACGCGGTCTGCGACGGCACCGACGACCACGTGCAAATCAATGCGGCGCTGGCGGCCGTCGGTGCCACGGGCGGCATCGTCCTGCTGTCCGAGGGGACCTTCACCGTCAACGCGGAGGTGACCATGGTCGCCGGCGTGCACCTTCGGGGCGCGGGCCGGGCAGCCACCATCATCGAGGTAGACACGTCAGCGTCAACCGACTTTTCCGTCCTCGCGGCCTCGAGCGTGACAAACGTCAGCGTCTCCGACTTGACCGTCAAAGGCAACGCGACGTCCATTACCCAGAACACGATCGGAATCGAAGTCGACTCGTCGTCCCACGTGCTGCTGCAGAACCTGGAAATCAACACCATCGACCGAGACGCATCGGACGGCGACGGTATCAAGGTCTCGGCATCGAGCTACGTCACGCTCATCAACTGCTACGTGGAAAGCTGCGTCGGCAACGGCATCCTGGTCGCGGCATCGTCGTCGCGGGTTCGGATGGCCGCCTGCATGGCTCGCAGCTGCGAGACAGGCATCAAAGTCGATGCGTCCAGCTATTGCGACATCATCGACACCGAGGCCCATTCGAACAGCATCAACGGCATTCAAACCGAGGGCACGTCGAACCGCATCCTCGGATGCACGGCGCGAGGCAACACGGCACAAGGCATCGTTATCGCTGACACGCGGAGTCGCGTGCAACAGTGCCACGTCGAGGGGAACGGGCAGCATGGCATCGATCTATTGGCAGCATCCGCATATTGCGCTATTTCAGACAATACGGTTTATGCCAATGGGCAATCAGTACACAATAGCTATTCGGGGATTCTGATTGCGAACGGCGCGGATCACAACCACGTCGCTGGTAACACGGTAAAGCCCGCGGCGTCATCGCCGATTGAGCAGTACGCAATCGGCGGGGCCTCGTTCGGCGTCGCAAATAGCAACTACGTGTACGGGAATGATCTGACTGGAACATGGGGGACCAGTGCTTTTCCTGCGACCCCGCAGGCAAAAACGATTCCCGAGTGGACCGGCAGCGGCGCGTCGGCCAACGCCCAGGATGACGTTACCAAGGCGAACCGCATAGCATAACAAGGGGAGCGGCTCCATGACGGTCTATGTGGACACGATAGGATTCGAGCTGAACCTGACGGTCATCGACGAGGACACCGAAGCCGCGATTGACGTCTCGTCGGGGCTCGGGACCCTGACCTTGAACGTGGAAAAGCCCGACGAGTCGGTGGTCGTTTGGACGCCGACTGTGACCAACGGCCCCGCCGGCACAGCGCAATACAAGACCGTCGCGGGCGACTTGGACCAAGTCGGGACCTATACGATCCAAGGGCACTGGAACCCGACGGATGCCGGGGAGGACTTCTTTTCGGAAACGCTACTCTTGACGGTGCGCGACAGGGTGCCCCAATGACCGTGACACTGCGAGTGCATCGCCAAAAGACCATGACCCTAGTCGTGCGCAGGTGACTCGGTGCGGACCTCCGAGCCATCTGTGGCGCTGCCGGTCAAGGTGCGGGCCGCCTGCCTTCCCACCGACGCGGTCGGTCATGCGGTCCGGATTTCCGGCGACCGGGTCGCGGGCAAGCTGCAGGTGGCGCGGGTCGACATCGACGCCGCGCAGGCAAGCGAGGCTCGAGCGTTCGGCATCATCGCAAGCAAGCCGGACGCGCTTACGTGCGTAGTGCAAACCAGTGGCATCTTGGCCGACGTGCTCACCGGGCTGACTCCCGGGCAATTGCTATTCGTGAGCCAGGATGCCACGCTTTCCGGCGCACCCCCATCTCGGCCGATATCAGGTCAGCGGACCATCCAGGCGCTGGCCTACGCGGTGGCATCCGATGCCGCGATCGTCGGCGAGAGACTGCGGGTGCGCCTCACAGCGGAGTGACAGATGCCGAAAAAGAAAAAAAAGGCGGCCGCCAAGCCGAACGGTAACAGGGGGTCCTATGTGCGGTGTGCCGCAAAGGGCTGTCAGCGCAAGGTGACGGTCGGCGAGCTGTGCGCGGCGTGCGCCGCCAAGGCCCAGACCGTTGAGGGCGCCGTTGTCGTGGCCGAGGAGTGCGTGCACAGGATGACGGCGGCGGAGGCCGAGCACTGGGGGCGACTGTTCGCCGAGTTTCAGGGACACAATCAGGCTGCCCAGCTCCTTGCCATGCAGCAGCGCGAGGTACAGCGCGATGCCGCCCAGCGCATCGCGGACCTGGAGCAAAAGCGCCAGGCCGAAATTGCACGGGCCGCGGAGGTCCGCAGAACCTACGAGCAGGTGACGCAGGAGCTGTGCGAGAAGTACAAGACAGACAGGCAATACACTGTGATCGACGTCGACAGCCGGGCGATTCGGGAGGAGCGTCCGGCAACATAACCCACGCAGTAAGGAGACGAGGACATGGCCGAGCGCAAACCGATCTTTCTGGACCTTGACGCGGGGGAGTCCGAAATCACCGAAATGGCGATTTCCGATTCCATCACCCTGGGCGGGCTCACGATGGGCGGCGACATCGCCCTCGGAGACAATTTCATCTCCGGGGTCCCGACGCCGACAGACCCCGACCACGCCCCGAACAAGGCGTACGTGGACGCGGTGGCCCAGGGCCTCGACCCGCACGAGTCGGTGCGCGTCAAGACGACGGCCGAGCTGGCGAGCTATGTCGCGGCCGGCTCCGGCGTCGGCAAGACGCTCGAGGCGCCGGACAGCGGGACCGGGCACAACACGATCGATGCGGTTGCGCTTGCAGTAGACGACCGTGTCCTCGTCTCCATGCAGGGCGGGGATGACGCCACGGCCGACGTGGACAACGGCGTCTATACCGTCACCACGCTGGGCGATGGCGCCAGCGCCAAATTCAAACTGACCCGCGCGACCGACTGCGACGAGGCCAGCTCCACCGAGTTCCACCAGGGCACCTATGTCTTTGTGACCGAAGGCACGGCCTACGAAAACACGGGCTGGTCCTGCGCCACGGACGTGGTCGCCGTCGACACCACGGCGAACAAGTGGACGCAGTTCTCCGGCGCGCCCGGGCTGACTTACGACCAGGGCCTCGTTCGCAGCGTGTCGTCAATCCAGGTGCAGCTCGACACGGACGCGGACGCCGAGACGGCGGGCGCGGGCGGTGGCAGCTCGGGCCTCGAGTTCGACGCGGACACGGCGGCCGGCCAGCTCCGCGTGCGCGTGGACCCGGCAGGCGGCATCGTCCGCGGCGCAAGCGGCCTGAGCGTGGACGCGGACAGCGAGTCCGGCGGAAACATCCAGCCGGTCAACCTGGCCGCAGGCGGCGTCGGCGTGGACATCAACGCCATCGCCGGCACGGGCATCGAGGCGGACGGAGCCGCCAACCTGCGCCTCGCGACCCAGGGCAACGGTATCGCGGGCGGGGCGGGCTCCACGCTGTCCGTCGACGCAGACAGCGAGACCGGGGGCAACGTGGCGCCGGTCTCGGTGACCTCAAACGGCGTCGGCCTCGACGTGGATACCATCGACGGCGACGGCATCCAGGCCGACGGCAGCGCGCGCCTGGCGGTCCATCTCGACGCGAGCGGCAGCGGCCTTGAGCTGACAGGGACCACGCCGGACAAGACCCTCGGGATCCAACTCGAGGCGACAAACCCGACCCTGCAAATCGACGGCAGCAACCAGCTCGGCGCCAAGCTCGACGGCAACTATGGTCTGCAGACGAGCGCGACCGGCGTGCAGATCAAGGTGGACACGACCACCATCAGCTTCGACGGCTCGGGCCAGCTGCAGGCCGTCGGCGCATCCGAGGCGCAGCGGATCGAAAACACGCTGACGACCGCCACGGACGCCACCGCCAACGGAGACCCCGTCTACATCAACGGCTCGGGCACGGTCGGCAAGGCGCTGGCAAACGACAGCGCCAAGAGCCGAGTGATCGGAGTGATTCGCACCGGCGCGGGCGCCGCGGGCTCCACGCCCGAGGTGGTCTCGCACGGCCCCTGCGCCGGCGTGCTGTCGTCGGCGACGCCTGGAGACCGCTACTACCTGCAGGACGCGGGCGGAATCGGAACCTCGCTGCCCAGCGCCGGCGGATTCATCGTGCGCTGCGGCTTTGCTCAGACGGCCGACAATCTGTGGGTCGCCATCCGTCGCATCGGGCGGCGAGCGGCATAGCAACCCATGACCTCGGCGGCGGGCTCCCCTGGCATCCTATCGCTCTCCGGGGGGGGCCCGCCGCCCGGTCTTTTGAGGTACGCATGGACCGAGTCCAGCCCATCAAAATCGAATCACCTGCCCTGGGCGGCACGCAAGAGGACCTCGAATATCTGCCGGTCGAGCCGCAGGAGGACGCCATCGAGGCTGCGGGCGTCTATCTGCAGGACGCGGAAAACCGTGACGAGAAGACGCTACTGACGCGCTCGGGCGATGATATGACGTTCAAGGACGGGAACAACTCCACGGTGACACTGACCCAGCTTGCGACCGGCGCGAATATCGTCGACAAAGCATGGCGCCGGCACTTTTTGCTGATGGGAGCATGAGGCATGGGCGAGACACTCAAGGTTCTCGGGCAAGCGAACCCGAGCGCGACGACGCTGACAGACCTCTACACGGCGCCTGGTGCCACGGAGGTCGTGGCGTCGACGCTGGTCATCTGCAATCGGACGAGCGGCAAGGTCGAGGTCCGCGTGGCCGTAGCGGTCGCCGGGGCGTCCGACTCCCCGGAGCAATACTTGGCTTATGACCTGCCCATCATCGCGAACGATACCGTGACGCTCACGATGGGCATGACGCTCGGTGCTGCTGACGTGGTGCGCGTCTACACGGACACGGCCGGCGTTGCGTTCAACCTGTTCGGTACGGAGGTGTCCTGATGTCCGTTGCCAAGTCGCTCCAGGGCGCGGTCCTCTACAATGCGGACGGCGTCCCCGTGGTGGTGGCGACGGATGCGAGCCTCTCCGACGCGGACGACGCGAACAACACGACCACGGACAACCTGGATGCCGATGCATCGTGGACCGGGACCGGAGTCAGCGTCTCGGGGTATCGCGCGATTCGGATCGCCGTCTATTCCAACGTCGACTCGGCGCAGGACGGCATCGAGCTGCAGATTTCACAAAACGGGTTCAGCTACGCCTCGATCTACAAGGACACGGTGGACGCCGAGACGGCCGCGGGGCGCACGATCATAATCCCGGTCCTCGCCCCCTACTTCCGAGTCAAGTACACAAACGGGCCGACGGCGACCTCGACGCTCGCAATACAGACCACGCTGCTCAGGTTCGGCGACAATCAGCTGTTGCAGCCCGAGGGCACATATCATGCCCGCGTTACGCAAGGGCAGGTCACGGGCGCAATTGACAGCGACCGCGTGGTGCGGTGGTTGCGCTGCGATGAAAACTTTGACCTGCGCGTCTCGGTCGCCAAGGAGCCCACCGACCCTGTCTTTGTCACGCTGAGCAATGGCAACAGGAGCTACTACCACAACAACCTGGTGAACATTGACGAGCCGGCGGTCATCGAGTCCGGCAGCGAGGAGCCATATGATGTCGGCGGGGAGACGCTGACCATCTCGGTCGATGGCGGCACGGCCCAAACGCCCTCCTTTGCCACGCGGGCCGCGCAGGCCGGGATCCACTTCTCCGCGCCGTATCCCCGGACCGAGAACCCGGACCACGAGAAGCTTAAAATCAGCGTGGACGGCGGGGCCCTGGAAGAAATCCAAATCGGCAAGGGCTTCACCTCGGGCGATGCCATCGCCGCCGCATGCCAGACCGAGATTCGGGCTAACATTGAAAACGGGTCCGGCGTAACCGTCGAGTACAATACCGCCGAGTACCCATACCGCTATGTCTTTAAGTCCGGCACAGCGGGCGCCTCGTCGTCCGTGCACGTCGAAAAAGGCGGCGACGACCTGGCCAAAAAAGTGATGTTCGTCGGGGCGCCCTTTGGCGGGACCGAGCGCGCCGGGCTGGCTGCGGACAACTACTGGGCCTTCGAGGTCGCGCAGCACCTGGACAGCGAACTGACGGATGTCCAGGTCGCGGTGGAAGATTCCGGCGTGAGCATCGAGACGGTATCCGCGGGCGCCTCGGCGTCGCTGCAGGTCACGGCAGGAGGCGCCAATACGGCCTTGCAGTTTCCGACCGCGCTGACCACGGGCTCCACGGGCTCGGGCGACGACGACCTGGGCGTGGACGGCTCCTCGACCGCGGTCCGTTATGCGGTCCAGCCGCCCGCCGGCCGCAAGTTTGTCGTCACTGAACTCAGGTTCTACCTCCGCGACGACGGCATTGCGCTGAATAAGTTTGCGGGGCAGGATCCCTTGACCAACGGCATCAAGCTCGAGGTCAAAAGCGAGGGCCTGGAGTTGATCCCAGTGTTCGTCGGCAAGACCAGCGCTGACCTTCTGACGCAGGGCAAGGGCGCCGAAAGTGAGATCATTGACGGCGGGTGGGCATCGGACGGTCAGGACTTGCTCAAGGCCGTGTTCGACTTTTCACCGGGGCTGACCATCACGGATGGGTCCGCGACGAACTTCTTTGTTACGGTGCAAGACGACCTGACGGGGCTCGACGGCGTATTTGAGGTCCGCGCCTCGGGCTGGGTCGAGGAGCAAAGCTGATGAGTCAGATTGTACGAATGGCCGACCGCCTGCTACTGCACAATGCGTCGCTGTTTACGGCGGTCGCGTCCTACGACTCCGAGACGCTGGACACGGTAATCCCGTCGGGGCAGACGTGGACGGTGCGCCGCTTTTCTGGCGCCGCGGCGCAGGTGCCCGGCACCGTCGTCAAACTCGTCTGGGACCCGGACGGGACGCCGGAGACGATTGCGGCGACACACGGCGACATGGTGTTGACGCTGGAGCGTGAGCTTGTGGGCGACGGCGCGAAGAAGCTGCGCCTGCTGCTGGAAAACGACACCGGAAACATCGAAACCATCGGCGCACAGTGGGAGGCAGAGTAATGGCAAGGCAGCTCGTGGACAAGTACCTGAGCGACAGCGTGAACGCCAACGCACAAGAGGCGTGGACCTCGCCGGAAATCCCCGCGGGCGAGACGTGGCACATCACCCGCTTCGGCGGCGGCGCGCTTGCGGCGGCGGCTATTGCGCTGCAGCGACGGACGGCAATCGACCCGGACGAGTGGGAGACAATGCGCCTTGTCGCGGCCCCGGGCTCGGGCGAATACCTGGTGGACCGCGACCTGGTCGGGCCCGTTGCGCGCCTGCGCGTGGTCAGGCAGGAGAGGTCGGGCTCGGCCCAGAGCATCGTCGCCTGGGTTGAAGGGTACAAAATGATATGAGTGTTCAAATCCGCAGCGGAGACGTGGAGCCCATCGAGGCGTTGATTCGCGACGCCGGCGGCGAGCCGCTGTCAGGCAAGGCGGACATTGTGGCCATGGTCCGGCGTGACAGCGACGGCCTGACGCTGGACTGGGCAGACCTGACGTTTCGCGCCTTCGGCTCTTGCTCGACGCCCAAGGGTGCGATGACCGAGGTCGACGCAGAAAACTATCCCGGCCAGTACACCCTCGACCTCGATACCTCGGCCATCGCCAACCCTGCAGCAGACGACATCTACCAAGTGACGGTGGACCAGTCGCCGCGCTCCGACGCCGCGAACGTACCGCAGCCCGGCGAGGTCCGGGTCGACGGGTGGGCCGGCACGATGGAGTTCGTGCGCAAGCTGCTCAACAATCGCCAGGAGCTTGCCCCGGGCGACGCGAACAACATGATCACCTACGACGACGACGATACGACCGTACTGGTCCGCTCGTCTGTCACCGACGTCAGCGGGAGCCACGTCACCCTTGCCGCGACGGCGCCGGCGCGCAGGTCCCGGGGCGTATGAGCCTCGCGGTCCGCGGCCTGGGCCTGGGCC